TTGATAAACCTTTAAAAAGTTTAGATTATTTAAATATTCATATGATTGTTGAAGATAATTGTAAAAAAAAACATGTTGAAGCGTGGGGTGCTAGCTATGGTTAAATTTAACACATTAATTAAGTTCAAAGATAATACAGTTATGTATCAAAGAGATAGCAACGAAGCTTTTACAAATGCTAAGTTGAAAGGTTTAAACAAGCCAGCTGACGTGATGTACATGTATTCTAAAGATAATAAAGATTTCTTTAAAAATATTATGGATAGGAAGTATATCAGCTTCAACCAATAACAAAAAAAACTGAAACTAGCCGGCATATAATCTGGCTAGTATACCATTTATAATGGTACTGATGAAGTTAACACAAACAATGGAGCAAACAACATGGCAAAAATAACTATTAATGTTACCGATTTTGACATTAAAAATGGAATACCTGAAGATTGCGCAAGGTGTGCAATTGCTACAGCGTTAAGAAGACAAATAACAAATCCAATGTTAATAAATGTGAAGCTGGATATGGCGACAGCTGCAAAAAAACAATCTACAAATGCGTTGGATTATATGCCATATTTTGAAATAAATGCAAAACAATACTATCAAGACGCATTTACAAAAGCAAAAGAAATACGAAAGTTTATTTTTGATTATGATAAGTCAAAAAGAACTCAACAATATAAATACATACCTTTAAAACCTTTTAATTTTGTTTTAGATTTAAACAAATTTGTAGAGAGGTCTTAATGCACGAACATCTTGAAATAATACTTATTGTATTAGGTGGTTTAATTAGTGGATTAATTTTAATGCCTAAAAAACCAAAAAAACCTGATACATTTAATGAAAGCAATCCGTTTAGTTTATCAATTAGACTAAGCGGCGAAGAAATAAGATGTTTTAATCACATAATACAAAAAGGAGATAAAAAAAAATGAGTATCTTTAAATATGTAATAATAATTCTAATCGCATGTGTTTTGGCATGGTTTGGAATGGAGTATGCAATGAATAGATTGATTGAAGGCATATTTCAAACAGCGCTGTTATATAATTAATGAAATATATATTAGTATTTTTGCTGTTTACTGGTTGTGCAGAACTCTTAATGATTTCTAGCACAACTGGAGTAATTGTATCACAAGCGCCATTAATTAAAGCCTACAATGGCGCAGATATGTTGACAATTATGTCTACAAAACAAGACATAAAAACAACTATTTACAAAAAACTTAAAACCTCAAAAAAAGACTAAAGTACCCTTAGTAGATACGAAAACATAACCCACAAACATATATAGGAGTTAGTTACACACATGGTAAAATTAATTGAAGCAGTACATACATACAAAGACGAGTTAGCACACGAAATTGAAATGAAAACTTTAGGTGCTAAAAGAACAAATACAAGATTGCACTCACACATAGAACGAGGTGAGGAATCTGTTACATCTTATGGTAAAGTTATGGTGGCTAATACTATAAGACCATTAGCATTAGAAATTGCTAAATGGATAACTGAACAATCACAAAAAACTATTGGTAAGCCTGCCATAGCTTTCATTAAAATGTGCGAGGTTGAGCCTGAAATATTAGCGCTCATAACTGGCAAACACATCATAAACACAATCACACAAAGCAAACCTTTAACTGCAACTTGTATTGCACTTGGTGGTAAAATAGAAACTGAGATTTCTTTAAAAAATTTCAAATTACTTAACCCAGAGTTATACCAAACAGTTAAAAATGATTTAGACAAACGTAGTTTTAACTACACTTATAAAAGACGTAAACTTAGGGAAAGCTCTAAGCGAGACAATGTAATGACTTGGGAAGAGTGGACAACACCTACTAAATTACACGTAGGACTTAGGCTGGTTGAATTAATGATTTATTCAACAGGAATGATTGAGATTGGCACTGAGACTATACGGCACAAAAAAGCTAAGATAATTAAACAAACAGACAAAACAAGGGAGTGGATTAAAAATAGAAATAGTTTTAATGAATTATTAAACCCTGAATACTTACCAACAGTTATGCCACCTAAAATGTGGTCGACTGTAACTGGTGGTGGCTATTGGACTAAAGAATTACCTGAACTTGAACTGGTTAAACAAAAAAACAAATTGTTTAAAAAGGAATTAGAAAACTTTGATATGCCTGAAGTTTATAGTGCAGTTAATTCTATGCAGAACACACCATTTAAAATTAATAATTTTATCTTAAAAGTTATGCAAGAAGCGTGGGACAGAGGTTTAGCTGTTGGTGGAATGCCACCTAACACTAATCTTGATATACCAAACAAACCACATGACATAGAAACAAACCCGGAATCTCGTAAAGCATGGAAGATGAAAGCTGTTATGGCTCACACAGAAAACGCTAGAATGTTTTCTAAAAGATTATTATATGCAAAAATAATATGGTTGGGTCAAAAGTTTTTAAATTTTGCAACTATTTACTTTCCATTACAATTGGATTTTAGAGGCAGAGCTTATGCTGTTCCGGCATTTTTAAATTATCAATCAATTAATGGAGCAAAAGCTTTATTATCGTTTGCGCATGGCAAAGCAATTACTAAAGAAAATAAAGGTGATTACTGGTTAGCTGTGCATGGTGCTAACATGTTTGGTGAAGATAAAATATCTTTTGCAGAACGTGTTCAATGGACTGAAGACAATGAAGCTATGATTGTAGCATGTGCGGCAGACCCTTTAACTAACAGACAATGGGAAGCTGCTTCTAACGCATTTCAATTTTTAGCATTTTGTGATGAGTGGTCTAGGTTTTTAAAAGAAGGAGATGGTTTTATTTCAACTATACCAGTTAATGTGGATGGTTCTTGTAATGGTCTTCAACTTTATTCTTTAATGCTTAGAGATAAAACAGCTGGTAAGTTAGTTAATTTGACACCTTCTGCAAAACCACAAGACATTTATCAATTAGTTGCTGACGCAGTTATTGAACAATTAAAAATAGATGTTACTGAAGGCAAACCTTACGCTCAAACATGGTTAGATTTTGGAGTTAAACGTTCAACAACTAAACGTAGTATTATGACTATTTGTTATGGTTCAACAAGATATTCATGCACTGAGTTTGTTATTGAAGATTTAACAAAACGTAAAGATAAAGGTGAACACAATCCTTTTGCAAATGATTTGTTTAAACCAGCAAGTTATTTAGCAGCAGTAATATGGGATAGCATTGGTGACAATTTAGCATCTGCAAGAGTAGGTATGAATTATTTACAAACAATTGCAAGAATAGTTGCTAAAGAACAGCTGCCAGTCCATTGGGTTACTCCAGTTGGATTTCCAGTTTATCAATCATATCCACAAATGAAGTCTAAAAGAGTTAAAGCTATGTTAATGGGCGAAGTCATTAAACCTAGAATTAACACTGAGACTGATTTAACAGATAAATTGCGTATGGGAAATGGTGTGGCACCTAATTTGGTTCATTCCGTAGATTCTGCTGCAATGATGAAAACTGTTAACATAGCTCACAAAAATGGTATTACTAATTTCTGTAACGTACATGATAGTTTTGGTACTACTGCTGGTGATGTTGAGACACTTAACAAATCTATAAGAGAAGCATTTATTGAAATGTTTACAAACAATGACGTATTGTTAAATTTTAGAAATGATGTGTTAAAACAATTACCTGTTGAGTTACATTCTAAATTACCTGAAGTTCCCGAAAAAGGTGATTTAGACATACAACAACTTCGGGAAAGTGAGTTCTTTTTTGCGTAAGCATAAAGTACCCATAGTAGATATAACACAAGGAGAATAATATCATGGCAAAGAACAATTACGTTAAGATTGTAAGTCCTGAAGGAATCAGCCAGTATGCATGGTTAACACAACCTGATACTAAGTTTGACGAATCTGGACATTACAAAGTAAATCTTATCATTCCTACAAATGAAGCAAATGCTTTAATTATACAGATTGATGAAGAAATGAAAAAGAGCATGGCTACCGCTCAAGAGAGCAATCAAGGTAAAACGATAAAAGCAGCTAACGCTCCATATGACGCAGAAATAGTAGATGGAAAACCTTCTGGTAATACTATTTTTAAATTTAAAAGAAAAGCACAAATTATTGCTAAAGATGGAAAAGTAATTCCATTTAAAGTAGCATTGTTTGACAGTGCTGGCGTACCATTAAAAGATGTTAATGTATGGTCAGGCAGTAAAATGAAAGCAAGTGCTGAACTTGTTCATTGGTTTACTGCAATGGCTGGTGCTGGAGTATCATTAAGACTAAGAGCGGTGCAAGTAACCGAATTAGTAGAAGGTACTAGCGGCAATAAAGCAGAAGGTTTTGGCTTTAACGAAGTTAAAGGTGGATATAAAGCAGAGGAAACTACAGAAGATGTACAACCACAGACCGAAAACAAAGCTGACTTCTAGTCAGATTGGTTTATTTAAGGGCTTTAGGTCAGGCTTAGAAGTAGCGATTGCTTCCGAGCTTGACAGCCACCATGTAGAGTATCAATTTGAAAAAACTAAACTAAGTTATACTAAGCCAGAAAAAATACATACATACACCCCCGATTTTTATTTAACTAAAAAGAATATATACATTGAAACTAAAGGTTATTTTACTACACAAGACAGACAAAAAATGCGTCTTATTAAAGAACAGCACCCAACATTAGATATTCGATTTATTTTTAGTAACTCAAGACAACGTATTAGTAAAAAGTCAAAAACAACATATGGCATGTGGTGTCAGAAGTATGGATTTCAATACACTGACAAACATGTCCCAAAGGAGTGGTTATGAGTAACACACGCATAGATACAAAATATATTGTGGTACATTCAAGTCAAACAACTCCACAAGAAAATTTAGATGTGAAAGATTTAGATATACAACACCGAAAAGAAGGTTTGTTTTCTTGTAAATTTCACAAAATAATAAAAAAAGATGGCACTGTGCAAGATGGTAGAGATATTATGCTTGCTGGAACTCACATAGATAAAACAGTGAAACTGTCTAATAAAAATTCCATAGGTATATGTCTAATAGGTGGACATAATACTAGCGGACAACCTGATTGTAATTTTACTTTAAAACAATATCAAAGTTTAGCGACTTTGGTTGCAAATTTAAAATTAACTTATGACCAAGTTGAGATTGTTGGACACAGAGATGTGTCTGGCTCCCTATGTCCACAGTTTGATGTAAAAGAATTGTTGGCATAGTTTGTTTGTGCTTGCTGGGTAGAAATACCCAGTAAGTTAATTATTAATTTAACTTAGGAGAAAACATGGAAGTAAAAACGGAAAGTAATTTTTTGTACCACGCTTCATGTGATGAATGTGGTTCAAGTGACGCTAATTCAATTTATGATGATGGACATAGTTTTTGTTTTTCATGTAATACAAACAAACAAGGAGTAGAAACATTGACCCCAACAAACAAACAAGAACCTAGTAAAAATTTTATAAGTGGTGAAATTACTGCAATAACTAAAAGACATATTGATTTTAACACAACACAAAAATATAATTATCAAACTGGTACTTACTTTGGTAGACCTTGTCAAATTGCTAATTATTATGATAGTGATAAAACATTAGTTGCTCAAAAATTAAGATACCCTGATAAAACATTTCAGTGGTTAGGTGACGCAAGACAATCAGGTTTATTTGGTCAACATTTATGGCGTGATAAAGGTAAACTTATTATAGTTACAGAAGGCGAATTAGACGCTTTAAGTGTTTCAAAAATCAATTCTAATAAATTCCCCGTAGTCAGTATTAAGTCCGGCGCAGCAGGAGCAAAAAAAGATATACAAAAAGAACTTGAATTTTTAGAGAGTTATGAATCTGTTGTTTTTATGTTTGACCAAGATGAACATGGTAAAAAAGCAGCTTTAGAATGTGCTAAATTATTTTCACCCAACAAAGCAAAAATATGTACGCTACCATTAAAAGATGCAAATGAAATGTTAATGGCAGGTAAAGCACAAGAACTTACAAATTGTATGTGGGCAAGTAAACCTTACAGGCCAGATGGTATTGTTTTAGGTGCTGATTTGTGGGCTGAAATACAAAAAGAAGACAAACATGTTACTGTTCCTTATCCGTTTGAAAGTTTAAATATTAAAACACATGGATTACGTAAAGGTGAGTTAGTAACAATTACTGCTGGAAGTGGTGTAGGTAAATCTTCATTTTGTAGGCATGTGGCATTACAATTATTAAAACATGATTACACTGTAGGTTACATTGCATTAGAAGAAACAATGAAACATAGTGCTTTAGGCATTATGGGCGTTGAATTAAAAAAACCATTACATTTAACTAGAGAAGGAATAACAGATGCACAATTACTTGAGACATTTACTAATACTGTTGGCAGTGGCAAATTCTATTTGTATAACCATTTTGGTTCTACAATCGCAGATAACTTGCTTTCCAAAATAAGATACATGGCTAAAGCATGCAATGTAGATTATGTAATACTTGACCATTTACATATGGCTTTGTCTGCATTAGGTGATTCTAATACAACAGATGAACGTAAACTTATTGATTATTTTGTTTCTAAATTGAGAACGCTAGTTGAAGAAACAGGAATTGGTTTAATACTTGTATCACATTTATCAAGAGCTAAAGATGGAAATAAAGGTTATGAAGATGGCCTACAAGTTTCTATGAATAGTCTTAGAGGTTCAGCTTCAATAGCTCAATTATCTAACATGGTATTATCACTATCAAGAGATTTACAATCTTCTGATAATTTAGCACAAGTAAATGTGTTAAAAAATAGATTTAGTGGTGAGACTGGGAAAGCGTGTGATTTACATTATGATTTAGAAACCGGGTGTTTAACAGAATCACAAACAGCTGTAGCTAATGATTTCTAAAAAAACAATTCTTAGAAGAGATTCTATAACTTGGACAAAATATTTACTTACAGCTGTAGAAAAAGCTAAACTTACTGGTGATATAGTTACATTAGAAATTGGAAAAGAATCATCTGCAAATTTACTACAACATGCATTAACTGCTTTAGCTTTAAGAGGCAATGATGCTGCTTTTGATGTTGAAATAAAATTACATAAACACTTACATTAGGAAAACATGAAATTACCACTTATAAATAAAAAAATATTAGATGCTCCATTTGTTTCTTTACATTGGAAAGATATAAATTCCAATTCGGCTTGGCTAGGATTAAAAGAAGCAAAGAACAGCAAGATTACTATTTGTATTTCAAATGGTTGGCTTATTAAATCTGATTTAGATTTACATATTCTTGCAGCAGATGTTAATTTTAATGATGATGGTTCATTAGGTGAAGTTGGTAATATAACGACTATACCCACAGTTAATGTTTTAAAAATAAAAAGGGTAAAACTTTGAAATACATATTTGACGTAGAAACAGATGGTTTTCTAAATGTTGTATCTAAAATACATTGTATTGTTTTAAAAGATATTGATGCAAACAAAATGGTACATCTATCAGTAAAAGAAGCAATTTCTGAATTAGAAAACGCAGAGTTAATTGTTGGTCATAATATTATTAAATACGATATACCAGTTTTAAAAAAATTATATGGCTTTAATTTTAAGAATAAAATTTTAGACACTTTAGTTGCTACAAGATTATTATTTCCAGACATAAAAGAAAAAGATTTTCAACGTAAAGATTTCCCTAGAGATTGCATTGGCAGACACAGTTTAAAAGCTTGGGGAAATAGAATAGGTAATTACAAAGCACAGTTTGAAACTGATTGGAAAACTTTTTCACCTGCAATGTTAGACTATTGTACTCAAGATGTTGAAGTAACTTATAATTTACATAAAATGATAGAAGAAAAAGGTTATTCTAAACAAGCTATGGATTTAGAGCATGCTGTTGCAAAATTAATTTACAAACAAGAATCGTATGGTTTTAATTTTGATACAGATAAAGCTAAACAATTATATTCTAAATTGCAAAGCAGAAGATTAGAATTAGAAGATGAATTACAACTTTTGTTTCCCCCTAAAACATTAAAAACACCTTTTATTCCAAAAGTAAATAATAAAGCCAGAGGGTATGTTAAAGGTAAATTGTTTTAT